TATACTTTGAGTTTTACTCTTAAAGGATTTTATTTTGGTCCTGAAAAGAAACGTAAAGTCATTAAATTTATTGAAGCAGACATGTATACCAACACTACTGCTAATACAACACCAGAAGAAAAAGTTATTGTTAAGCCAGGAATGGATTCAAACGGTAATCCTATTACACTTCGCGGCGAAGAAGCAATTGCTACAGCAGCACTTGTAAATGGGCGAGTCGATACAATTACAGTAGTTAATGACGGCCAAGGTTATGCCACTGCGCCAACCGTTACAATTGCGGCGCCAATAACAACCAATGCTTCGGCAAACGCAACAATCACCAATACAGAAGTTTCTTCAATAAACGTTATTGAAGGAGGAGGATATTATAGTTCTACTCCAAACGTATTAATTTCAGATCCTGATCTTTCAGCAAATACAGCTCTTGGTGAAGCAGTAATAGGAGCAAACGGTGACATTACTTCAGTTACTGTAACAGATGCAGGTCGCTACTATAACACAGCAACAGTTACGATTAGCGAGCCACCAGATAAATCGCCATACATTAAATTCGGCACAGATGCTTTATATTTTGAAGCAGACACAGATGAAGTTTTAATCCATACAATGGCGACAAACCTTATTACCGCTGGCCAAGGCTTCGCAGTTGAATTTTGGATTTACCCAGAAGAAGTTCCAATTTCAGGTGTTCATAACGTTATCCATTGGGATGGCAATGATATGCGATTTGAAATAGAGCCTGACGCAGAAATCGTTTATAGACCAAATTTCAACAGCCCACCAATTCGATGTACACCTGAAGTTCTAAACTTGAATCAATGGAATCATGTTAGATTAGAACACTTTGGTGGTACGGCAAGATGGTTAATTAACGGCGTAGTAGATCAAGGCGGAAACGCACCACAAGGTTTTATTCTAGGTGGTGGTGTTGAGGTTATTGCTGGCCAACGTGGAGCAACACCGTCATTCAAAGGATCGATTGATAACGTAATCATTACGCAAATCACTGGTCTTACAGCTGTTGGATCATACACAGTACCAACCGTAGCACAAACAGGATCTGATTTTACTGGCAATTTTGAAAAGCAGCCAGCAACTGCAAATGTTCAAGTTACTGATGGCGAAGTGACTGGAGTTACAATTATAGATGGTGGTGCAAATTACGCAAATACAACACCAACTATTACCTTTACGGCACCTGACGACACTCCTGCGAGCTTCAGAGCCACCGCCACAGCTACTCTTACAGACGGTGTTGTAACTGGAATAAATATTACTAGTAGCGGAAAGTTTTATGAAACTGCAAATGTGACCATTGATGTCGCCGCAGCGATTACAGCAACCGCTAATGCAACAATTGATTCGCACGGAGATGTATCTGCAATTACGATAACAAATCCAGGTGCAGGTTATTCTTCAGCTCCTGTGGTTACAATTTCAGATCCAGCATCTGCTTCTGTACCATATACTGACATTGAATTTGATGACAATTGGGGTATTATTACAATATTTGAGGATGTATAATGAACAATGATGATAAAATTTCTTCTGCTCTAGGTATTAGACCCTTATCAGAAGTTGAGCAAGATACACCAAAAGAAAATGATAAGCTTGATAATCCTCCTGCTGAAATAGAAGAATCAAGTCCGCCGGCATTAATTGATAACTTTGAAACTCAAGAAGAGAATCTCAAAGACTTAGAAACTGCTCGCCAAAATATTCAAGGTGTTATGGAAACTGGCGAAGAAGCTATGCGCGAAATGCTTGAAATTGCAAAGCAATCTGAGCACCCAAGAGCATTCGAAGTTGTTTCTACTTTAATGAAAACAGTGCTTGATGCAAATAAAGATTTTGCTGATATGTCTTCAAAAAAGAGATTTGTAAAAGAAGAAATCAATGGGCCTAAAGAAGCAGCTCAAACTAATGTTACAAATAACAACTTAATTGTTTCAACTGCAGACTTGTTGAAAATGATCAAAGGCGAAAACGAAGATGGGTGACGGCTACTTAGGTAATCCTAATCTTAAAAAAATTGCAGAACAAATCGAATGGACTCCTGAGTTATTGCAGGAATACATGAAGTGTGCTCAAGATCCAATTTACTTTGCATCAAAATATATTAAGATTGTGCATGTAGATAGAGGATTAGTTCCTTTTGAAATGTATGATTACCAAAAAGAAATTTGCGAAAAGATCTTTAACAATCGCAGAGTTTCTGTTTTAACTGCGCGTCAGTCTGGTAAGACCACAACAGCGGTTGCTGTAATATTACATTATATTCTATTCAATGAATTTAAAACCGTGGCTATCCTTGCAAACAAAGGTGATGCATCTCGCGAAGTGATGGCTCGTATTAAGTTAGCATTTGAAGCATTGCCTAAATGGTTACAGCAAGGTGTTGAAGAATGGAATAAAGGTAATATTGCATTAGAAAATGGGTGCCAAGTATTAGCTGGTACAACATCTTCTAGCGCAATTCGTGGTAAATCTGTTAACTTCCTATATCTAGATGAGGTAGCCTTCATCGAGGGATACGATGAGTTTTTTGCTTCAGTATACCCAACTATTTCATCCGGTGACACCACGAAGCTTCTAATGACCTCTACACCCAATGGTCTGAACCACTTTTGGAAAACATGTAAAGGCGCAAAAGAAGGCACAAATGGCTACGAATATATAGAAGTAATGTGGTATGATGTACCTGGCCGAGATGAAAAATGGAAGAAAGAAACAATTGAATCACTCGACCATGATACAGAAAAGTTTGCGCAAGAATACGAATGCCAATTTTTGGGAAGCTCTGGTACCTTAATTAGCGGTGCTTGCCTTAAAAATTTATACCCTGAAAATCCTCTAGTTCAAGGTGAAGGTTTTCTTCAATATGAAAGACCAGAGCAAGGCAAGCAATATGTGATTACTGCTGACGTCGCAAGAGGTAAAGGTTTAGACTATTCTACATTTACAGTATTTGATATTACTGAAATGCCATATAGACAAGTGGCGGTTTTTAGAGACAACTTTATTGGACCAATCGACTTCGCTTCCGTTCTGAATCGAATTGGTTTAGTATATAATAAGGCTGGAATACTCGTAGAAATTAACGATATTGGTGCACAAGTTACCGATGTTTTGTTGATGGATTACGGATACGAAAACTTGCTTTATACACAAAACTCAGGTAGATCTGGTAAAGTACTATCTGGTGGATTCGGAAAAAATATAGATAACGGAATCAGAACAACTAAGACTGTAAAAGGAACTGGTTGCTCTATGCTTAAGATGTTAGTGGAACAAACTCAATTATTCATACGAGATTTTGAAACTATCCAAGAATTAAGCAGATTTTCTAAGAAAGGCAATTCATATGAGGCTGAGCCTGGTTTTCATGATGATTTAGTTATGAATCTTGTATTGTTTGCATGGATGACTGAGCAAGCATATTTCAAAGATATGACTGACATAAATACTTTAATTAAGTTAAGAGAAAAAACAGACGAGCAAATTGAAGAAGAGATGTTACCTTTTGGATTTATAGATGATGGTGGTGAATTCTATGAGGAAGACGGTCTTGTACTATGAAAAAGCTCAAAAAAAGCAAAACAACAATTTTATAAATAGAAACAGCAATATATGATAAAAACGCGTTTCTAATTTAAAAAGGAGAAAAACATGGCTTTTTCCGTAAGTCCTTCCGTCATTGTTCGTGAAGTGGACGCATCGCAGGCGGTTCCTGCTGTTGCGACATCGCCCGCGGCTATGGCTGGTGTATTTAGATGGGGCCCAGTAAATGAACCTATTCTAATTACGTCAGAAAACGAGTTGGTTGATCGTTTTGGTAAGCCAACTGATGACAACTACGAAACATTCTTTACTGCAGCAGACTATTTAGCTTATTCAAATGCTTTATATGTTGTTCGCGGTGATACAGGTACAAAAGCAGATTCAACAAACGTTGTTCTTGACGCTAACAACAATGTCGATATGGCTGCGTCATTTTATGGTGCATTCGAAGCTAAGTACAAAGGTGCATTAGGTAATTCCCTTGAAGTTGCATGGGTAACATCTGGTTCATTTTCAAATGATTTTGTAACCGTAGGTGATATTCCGCAAGATAGTCTTTGGGAATTAGTTGATGGAGATGCTAATACTAACCCATCTACTCAAGAAATTGCATTTAACGGCAACGAAGTTTCATTCCAAGTAGCAAATACAGGGCAACTTGGAGCATTAACTGCAGGCGATATTCTTGTAATCGGTAACGATAGTGTTGGTTATCAAGAGCTCGAAGTTACTTCATTCGCAGAATCTGCAAACACAAATCTTGGCGCTAACACAGATCCATTAGCGACAGACGACGATTATGTTCAATTCTATGAATATTCAATCGGATTTAACAAAAGATATACTCTTGCTGAAACAAGACTCTCAGCGCTTTCAATGACTAAAAAATGGCAGCATAACAGCATATTTGCTGGTGCTCCTGCTGCAAATCACTTGCATATTGCAGTTATTGATGCAGGTGGAGAGATCTCTGGCACTGTAAATGCGGTACTCGAAAAGTTTGAAAACGTATCTACAACAGATGGAGCTACACTTCCACAAGGTAACTCAAACTATTATGAAGACGTAATTGAAAACATGTCAGCATATGTGGCGGTTGCAAATACATTACCAATTGGTACAGCCACAGACAGCAAAGCAGTTTATGAAAGAATGGCTGATGGTACTGATGGAAGCACAGAGTCTACCGTAACATTATCTACATTAGGATTTGCTTTAGACGAGCTTAAAAATGCTAATGAACTTGATATTTCGGCAGTACTTGGCGGTAAAGCAGATGATTCAGCACAAAGAGCAAACTACATTGTTTCAAACATAACAGATTATCGTAGAGATTGCGTAGCATATCTATCACCATCTAAAGAAGCAGTTGTTGATGAGCTTAAAACACAAGCTAAAGTAACAAATGCAATTACATGGCGTAATAAAGTACAGAATTCATCTTATTCGTTTATAGATTCAGGCTACAAATATCGTTATGACAAGTACAATGACGTATATCGCTATACACCATTAAATGGTGATATGGCAGGTCTAGCAGCAAGGGTAGAAACTTTCGAGTCTCCAGCTGGCTTCCGTAAGGGCATCATTAAAAATGTTGTTAAGCTTGCATTGAACCCAGGAAAAGCTCAAAGAGATCAGCTATATTCAGCAGACATTAACCCAGTTATGGCACAGGCAGGCCGTGGTATTGTTCTATTTGGCGATAAGACAGGTCTGGGATCGGCAAGCGCATTCGACCGTATTAATGTACGCAGATTGTTTATCGCAGTTGAAAAACAAATCGCTACAGCAGCAGAAAGCTTCTTGTTCGAATTCAACGATGAATTTACTCAAACACAGTTTAGAAACATTGTTGATCCATTCCTTCGTGACATCCAAGGGCGTCGTGGTATTATTGATTTCAGAGTGGTTTCTGACTCTACAGTCAATACTCCAGAAGTGATCGACCAAAACAAATTCCGCGCAAGCATCTTTATCAAGCCTGCACGTTCTATCAACGTTATCGAACTTACATTCGTAGCGACAAGAACAGGCGTAGAATTTGACGAAATCGTTGGCCAGCTCGCTTAATAAATAGTTTAAAAAGGAGAAAGACACATGGCATTTAACATCAACCAGTTCAAATCAGAACTCGTGGGTGGCGGTGCACGTCCTACGCTCTTCCAATGTCAAATCACTAACCCAATCAACCCGGCTGCTGATATTAAAGTTCCCTTTATGGTCAGAGCCGGTGGGATTCCTGAATCGGTTGTAGGTCAGTACACTGTACCGTACTTCGGCCGTCAGGTTAAATATGCTGGTGATAGAACATTTGCAGACTGGACAGTCACAATCATCAACGACGAAGACTTCGCTATCCGTAACGCTATGGAAGAGTGGATGAACTTTATTAACTCTCATGATTCAAATTCAAGAGGGTTACCGCAAGAGTACAAGTCTACAGGACAAATTACTCAATACAGCAAAGATGGATCGCCTCTGCGTACATACGTTTTCGAAGGTATGTTCCCAGTAGGGGTTGAAGGTATCCAGATGGATTGGTCGCAAACTGATTCAATCGAAGAATTCAGTGTAACATTCCAATATGATCTATGGAGAGTTGAAGGAAACACTGGCATTCCAACTACATAATTTTTATATAATGGAGAATTGATCCGTGGCAAAGATATTTGGTTTCGAAATAAAAAGGGCGGAAGAAAATGAGGATAATGTTCCTGTTTCTTTCGCCGAGCCACAAAACGATGATGGCGCAATCACCGTCGGTAACGCGATGGGCGGATTCTATAGTACTATTCTTGATATGGAAGGTACTGCTAAAACAGAATCCGAACTTGTAACAAAATATCGTGGAATGGCAATGCAACCTGAAATTTCTCAGGCTGTTGATGAAATCGTAAACGAATCTATTAATATCGATATTAATGATGAGGTTGTCGAGCTAGTGCTTGACGACACGGATCTACCTGACAAAGTAAAAGATAAACTCAGTGAAGAGTTTAAACATATCTTAAAATTGCTTGATTTTAGCCACATGGGCTATGACATTTACAGTAAATTCTACGTAGACGGTCGTTTAAATTATCACGTAATTATTGATAATGATAATATCAAAGAAGGTATTAAAGAGCTTCGTTACGTAGATCCTCGTAAATTAAAGCTTATTAGAGAAGTTGATAAGAAAGGTAAAGACCAACACTCTGGTTTACCTATTAAAAAAGTAAAAGCTGAGTATTATATGTACTCAGAAAACGGCTTTGGTTCAGACTCTAAATCATCTAGCATGTCTGGAACACAAGGCTTTAAGATTTCAAAAGACTCTATTGCAAGAATTACATCAGGACAAATGAGTGAAAATAATGCTCTTGTTTTGAGCTATTTGCATGGCGCTATCAAACCTCTTAACCAGTTAAGGATGCTTGAAGATGCTACAATCATTTATACTCTTACGAGAGCTCCTGAAAGACGAGTTTTCTATATTGACGTTGGCAACTTGCCTAAGTCGAAAGCTGAACAATACATAAGAGATATGATGGTTCGTCATAAGAATAAGTTACAATACAACTCTTCTAC